TTTGATCTTGCTCAGGTGATACAGCAAGAGGACTGTTGTGTTGGTTTGATAGATTAGTCCATACTTCTGTAGTACGACGACGATATACAGCTGCTCCATCAGCACCAGGGTCTGCTATCATAGAACTTCTAGCATTGCTAACTGATGGAAGTGCGGCCTCAGGATAGCTACCTATAATAGCCAAAGGAAAAGGATACTCTGACGGAAGTGCATTAGGCAAAACAAACCCAGCATAAGAACTCACATAGACAGTACTAGAGTTTGCTTCAATAATGAACCTACGAGTATTGGCAAAAAGCCAATACTTGGTATCAGTAGCCCACAGGTTAAAGTATACTGGTCCTCCTGCACCTTCTTGAGAACCAAATCCTACTCCTGAGTCATAGTCTGTTGCTCCATAGATTTTCCAGTAATAAAACCCATCACCTACATCATAACCTGTCTCAATGTTAATATAGACTCGTTCATCAGCTCCTCCACCTGGTCCTTCAAGAGATAATGTAGCAGTATCCTGGGCTAACACAGTATAGGTCATGGTAAACTCAGCATCATCGTTACCATCTCCTCCTGTAACCCCTACGTCATTAGATGGTGCTGCTGAGTATTGACCCGGTTCAGTTACCTCTATTCCATCTATAACACCACCAGTCTCTGATGTAACTGTAAGTGTAGTTTGTGTAGTATAAGTCCCAAGTGAAACAGTTAGAACATCATCTTCACTATACCCTGTTCCACCGTCAGCTATTACTACTCCTGTAGCCTCAAGATCAGGCCTTGTGTATTCTAACTCAGTCCAATCACCTATAGTCACAGTAAGCCAGGTATTAAACTTGTCAAGCAAGTCATTATGATTTGTAGCATCTGTGTCTGAAGTGTATGACATACTATCCTCCTAGTACCCTTCTGATAGTTCCTGAATTATCTTCAATGAAATTCATTATAACCTTTCCACCAGCAGGTGTACCCATAGCATTAACAGCCATCTTAGGATCTAGTACATTTATTATCTTGGTCTCATTTATTGGCTGTGACTGGTCCTGTTTACGGGTTTCGCCAGGTGGTGTCACGTCGATACGCTCACCCGGAGACGCTCTCAATGCAACGAGTTGACTGTCAGGACCTCCTGCACCGCCGACTTTCCATGATCCGCCCGTCTGAGCCTCCATTAAGCCTCCAGGACCACCTGAACCTAATCCTCCCTGAAAATTAGTTGTTCCGGAGCTACTTCCAACACCACCATGCCACCCAAGAGCTTTAAGTAACATCATCCTAATTATAATACGAGAAGTTTCAGCAAAAATTGTCTGAGCAAGATCATGCCAATTAGCCTTACCCGTGGACACAAATTCAACAAGAGCATCTTCCGCACTATGAAAAGCTCCTACAAGAGTATTCTCAGTTAAAGTAGCAAGATCCATGATCTCACGTTTCACAGATATTAAAGCTCTTTGTTCACCTTCAGTAATTCCAGTAGCTAACATAAGAGATTCATATCTAACATCTTCCATAGCTTGACGATATTTCTCGAGAGATATTACACCATCTTCTCTCATCTGACGAAGAGCACCTTCCATTTGAATTAGTTTCTCTTCTTCTCCGTACAGATCTTCCATCACTTCACTAGTGATCTTAGCAGCACGAACTCTTTCATACATAATTTCAAGTTGATCTCTCTCTGTACCTTCTAATGATCTACCTAATTGTTCTTCGGCTTTAAGTAGTTTATTATAAGTATCTCGTTCAGCTGAAGACATTTTAAGAAGTCTAGCTTCTTCTTCAAGATTAAATAACAAAGACTCAAAACTTTTATTTGTAGCAGTAAGTGATGGGTCTAATTTTATAGGGTCTGGTTCAGTATCTTTAGACTTTTTCTTTGCTTCTATCGCTCTTAGTTTTGCTATCTGATTAGCTCTTTCAACCCACCCCTTTACCATATTTTCTAGTATACCAGGTTCAGCAGTACCAGCTAAAAGGATCTCACTAAACTGTTTTGCAAGATCCTCAAGCCCGAGATCTTCTCCATCTAACTTGAGACGTTCAAGATTAACCATGTTATTAAGGGGGTCTTGACCAAAAAATGCTCTAACTTCATTTACTTTCCTATTGATAGTATTGATTCCTATTTCAAGCTTTTCTATCCAATAGTTAATAGCTGTGACTACAGCATCTTTTGCAGCTGCTGGTATCTTCTCAAAAACCGATATAAAAGCTATGACAAGAGCATTGAAACCACCGATACCACCATCAATTGTTCTTACCATTGAGACTATGAAAATAGCAAAGTCACTAGTTACTACTGATAGACCCTCAGCATTATCTGAAGCCATCACAGTCATAACATTACCCCAGAATTCTCCAGCAACTGACATCTGACCTTTGATATCTTCCATTGCTGCAGTAAATACATCTCTTAAAGTTGTAGCGCTATCCTCACTAATTTTAATTTGGTCACTGAACTCATATAGTGCAGCTGCAGCAGCTACAATTGCTAAAGTTAATACAGCATAAGGATTAGCTTTAGTAATTGCCCAGAGTCTTGTCATCATTTTAATAGCAAAGACAATTGCCTTTTTTGCAAGTACAACACCTATGACTATTGCCAGAGCTCTAAAGTATTTAGATACTTGCTCGATGTTCCTACCAGCAGCTCTGAGAATTTCAGTCAATCCTCTAACATATTCCTGAAGCTTAGATTCTGCTCCCAGTTCTCCTATAGAAAGAATCAAAGACTCAAAAGCTGACTTAAGTGCCCACAGTGCTCCTTTTAAAGTCGCATCCATAGCTGCTGCTAACTCGTCTACACTACCTTTGGCTTTTTTATTCAACTCAGTCATCTGTTGAATATAGCCTTTTTTAACAGCGTTAGCTATAACCTGAAAAGCAGGACCACCACGATCACCAAAAAACTCAAGAGCGTCACCAACATCAAATCCTGCTTTGATCAGTTTCTCAATGACAGGAACAAGACCATTTGTAGTAACACTTACATCTTGTTGAGATAGTCCAAGGTGCTTAAGAAACTTAGTAGCCTTTATTGATGGAGCTTCAAGCTCAGATAAAACACGACGAAAACCAGTACCAGCTAGAGTTCCTTGTAAACCAGCATCAGACAAGGCAGCTACAGCAGCTGCAGCTTCTTCAACTTCTACACCAACAGCTGCAGCCACAGGACCTGCAAATTTCAAGGCGTCTCCAAGCTGCTGAATATTAGTATTGGCTGAGTTTGCTGTCTTGCCAACTACATCAATAAATCTAGAAGCTTGGTCTACTTCTACACTAAAACCTGCCATAATATTAGTGACAATATCAGCAGCTCTACCTAAACCTATGTTACCAGCTTGTGCAAGGTTTAGTGCTCCTCTTGCAGTAGCCAAGTTTTCAGAAACAGTGAAACCAGCACGAGCAAGGTATAACATTCCTTCAGCAGCCTCTGTGGCTGTAAATTTTGTAGTTGCTCCTAGCTTTCTTGCTTCTTCACGGAGGGCAGCCATGTTGCCTTCCATGTATTTAAAGTCTCGAGTTGACACAGCTGCAGCTGTTGTAATAGCAAGAGAGAAATCAGCCATAAGATCAATACTTGTCTTAATACCAGCAGCTAATCCTATTACACCAAAAGCTCGAGCCATTGCCCCACGAAGTACATTGGCTTGACGCTGAAGGCCAACCATACTTCCTTTAACAATCCTTGCTCCAGCAACAGCTTGCTTAGGATCAATTTTAGCTTGAATAAGAAATGTTGCCATTACTACTTCTTCTTGTTTTTGTCAGCTCGTTTATCAGACCAATCAAGATACACTCTGTCCATAGCTCGGATAGTTAAAAAGAACATGTCTACTAAGTCGCAATCTAACTCTTTGTACTGAGCATATTCGAGTATATCTTTCCATGGTATTGGTCCTAAACCCATCCCCATTTGTCTACAGGTACTGAGATCCCAAAAGGCATCGAGATAGAATTGGTCACCAGGTAAAAGCAATGGCTCAGGCTTAAGAAAAGATGGAGGTTCAACTCCTCTTTCAATTGCTGCTTCAATGACAAAACTGTTTTCATGGTAAACCAACTCCCACTCGAGCCTCTCACTCAATTTCCCGAGGTAGCCTCCTCGTCGATGATTTCATCGACAAAGTTAGCTTCATCACTTGCAAAGTTTCTCACATCATCGAAAATGTAATTAGGCAAAGCCTTAAGAAATTCATGACAAACTTCTTTTGACCAAACTACATCTTTGCCTTCAGAGTCTTTAACACCTTTCCAACCCTTGATAATAAACTTAGCAAAAAGTTCACGATCAACTTCACGGGTCTCATCAATCATACCAGCACTGAAATTCTGTCCTCTCAGTCTTCTGATAGACCCGCTGTTCTTACGAAGTGAAGCATTGAAATACTCTTTGTTACTACTGTTAGCCTGGACTAACATAAGCTCAGGCTCATCAGTTATCTGATACAAAGGGTAAGATGTAACTTTGTCAGCCGAAGCTGAGAGTTTTTTCAGATGATCGAATTGTGACATAACAGTCTCCTTAAACAAGGTCTCTAAAATAACTCAATCATTCGTCGGACCTACGGGAGGTACGGGAATAAAGAGATACCAATTGAGGTTTCAAAGGTTTCATCCTTGAAAGCCATTGCTGTAGTGTTAAGCAACACAGACTCATTAACAGGAAGTTCTTTACCCCCGCCTCCTAAGGTCATAGACGGAATATCAAAGAACAAGCCACCATCATCATTCTTTAGACTGAACTCCATGGTGACAGTAGTGTTAGCCCTGATCGCAGCTGCTACATCAGGATCAGTAAATATAACCTGAGCCTCGATATCAACTTCAAAGTTACCTGTGTTCATAAAGACAGCACCCAAAGTACCAAGCACTTTCTCAGGACCACAGTTGTTATTGATGGTCAAGTTCAACGATTTAAAGTAAGTGGTTAACCCAGTCTCATCAGTTTCCGTCATTCTTACACGAGCAATATCCGACGATGTGTTAAAAGCCACAGTCTTGGTCGGCGACAGGCCATTGCCACCTTCAGCATCTCGAGAAGTTGTTGCCACAGGAGTATCTGTTCCTACAAAACCAAAGGTTGCTACAGCCTTGTCTGTCAGCGGTAACTGAAGTTGAATCTGATTGCAGTAGTTACCCTTAGCATATTCATAAGCATCAGTGCCAACAGCTTCGAGATCAGGATACGCCAACTCGAACTGGAAACTACGTTCGAGGAAGTCAGCATCATCAACAGCCACGTTCCGTAAGTACCGACCGAACAGTAACTGAATTGTTTTGCCAGCACCATTATCTACAGTAAATGGTGCCGTGGTTTTGTCAACGGTTATCAAGTTTGCTGCGAGTGCTGTAATACGAGCCCATCCAGTATTAGCAGCTACAGCAAACTGAAGACCAGCAGTAGCGCCTCCAACCCAGATCATCTGGCCAACAGTCAAGCCTAACGTGGTAAAATCAAATAGTGTACTTTCGATATTACCATTAGCATCTATCTCAAAGTCAGCTGCTAATCCTTCAACACCAGCAAGTGAAATCTCACAGGTTGACGGAGCTGATTCTGTAACAAGACTTTCAGTCACTTCGATAGTAGTGATTGATCCCCCAGAATCGACATGCTTAAGACCATTATTCTCAGAATTAGTAAAACCCTGACAAAATATTAAGCTTTGTTCTGGGTATATCATAGCCGGGTTAGCTGTACCAATATCAGTAACAGTGTAGAGGTTAGTAGTAATTGTACAGTCAGTACAAGTGTTGACATCTTTCTCTTCATCACTGATATTTTGCAGGCCATTGAACACTGAGAACATGAATCCTTCCATAAAGTCTATGAAATGATCCATCGTCAGATCAGCACCAAACTCTACACTGCTATTAAGGTCTGAGATGGTGCCTTTCTTTCTTTGTCTGTCTGCTGAAATCGGCTGCCTAGCTACGGTGTCAATCTCTGCACCAAAGCTGTCGATTGTATTCGGTTCAAGGAGTTTCCAAATTGGTGTTCCTTGGAGAACTCCTAGAGTATCTTCAATACTATATTGTAGAGATACTTCATTGGTTGATACTTGACTCACGATCTAACCTCCTATTTGATCTGGTCATAGGAAAAGAATATTTGTACTAATCCTTTTACCCATAACCCTTTTGTTTCTTTTTCTTCAATATCCTCTAAGTACGTAGAGTTATTGAACATTACCAAACTAATAGTCTTAGCTTCAAAGAGATCGCGGGCGGCCTCCGCCAGAGCGTCCAACCGAAGGAGACCTTGATCAACGGTGGTATAGATCTGGATTTGAAGGACCGCCCGACGCCTGAATACTCGATTACCTGATTCACCCAAAGTTTCCTGACCGCCTCCAGTACCTTTCATAGAAACCTTTAGCCACTCAGAAATACCTTCAGGATCAAACGCCTCATTGTCAAAGACATAATTAGTTACAGCTGGGTTAGGAGGAGACCAATTGTCTTTGAAGTGATTATAAACTATGACTCTTGCTTCACTTGCAGTCATTTTTTAAAACCCCTTCAAAATAGAAGCCTTGTTAGCTTCACCAATTACTCTGTTAAGTATCTCCTCAACGAATCCTGCTTGAACTCTAGTCGAAGAACCTCTGTTTAACATCCCTATATAAGGACAGTTATTAACAATGTAGATTGACCCATCACGAATCCTGTAGTTTCGAAGCTGAGCCAATTTCTCTCTTTGCTTGTTCGTGTTGACTTTTTTCTTAGAGCCAACAGGAGCAGTAAGAGGCCTCCCAGTTCCAGCAATCCAATTAGACCGTGCATAACCAGTATCCACAGGAGTAGCTTTCATAAGCTCTCTCGTAGCTTTAACAACTGTGCGAGCCAGCTTTCTTCCAGTGAGTCGTTCAAGTTGCTTAGTTATTCTAGTAGCTTGACTGATTACTGGTCTCCTAGGATTCGTTCTTCTTTCACCTCTGTGCGCTTCGTCTTCTTCTCTAGACGTTTAGCTTCTTTCCTCTCGATGCGGCAAACTACTTCCGCACCTTTGTAAATGAACCATTCACCACGAGATGGGCTATCAATCCTATGGACGTCGGGATCAAAGATGAGTGAGTCTGATTCTTCGGTCTCGTCGTCTTCAGACTCATCATCTTCAATTTCATCTTCGACTTCTTCCGTTTCGTCGTCTTCGACTTCTTCCGTTTCGTCCACAGTCTCCTCATCAACTTCTACATCTTCCACAACATCTTCTGACTTGATATTGATAAGATGCGAATCATAAAGTCTCTTAAGCTGATGAGTTGAAATTGATAACTCATTCCAAGGGAACACATCACCCTGCGAGATTTTTTGTCCGTGGATTTTAAAATCTCGCAGAGCAACGTATTCTCCCTTTACGGAGAATGGCTGTCTAATTGATCTCGACATTGACAGCCTCCTCGTTTAAGCAACTACAGCTGAGAAATAAGTACCGAGCGATGCCGCAATGAGCTTCTGATCGAAGGCCATTGTAATTTCGACACGATCTGCTTCTAACTGCGCCATGTAGAACTTTTTCATCCTCATGCCAGCAGCTTGTCCACCCAATAACCCAGTCCAAACAAATGTGTATCCTCCAGTTGGAGTCATAAGTCCAGGACTAGGAGCTGAGTAACACAGCAACATTTTCTTACCACCGATGAAAGCACTGGTCTGAGTCGCATTGCCTTCTAAAGCAGTCGACTCGATAGACTTCATGACATAGATGTTGGGAATACCGACCAGAGCAGCAAAAGCTGCAGTCTCGGTTATTGCCGGCCCAGGAGCTGTCTGACCGTATTTGATACGATCAATAACCTGAGGATTATCGACAATAGCATCCCATACTTCTACGCCCATTACGAGAGTGTTAGGAACAAATCCTGTGTTCTGCAGGATATAGGTCTTCTCACCTCGAATGGTTATGATAGGATCGGAATCTGCTTGGTCGAACTGAACGTACTGAGTACCAGTCGCACCAGAAGCAACACCAGCACGATCTCTACCCCAGAGACTTGCACTGAGGTAATTAGTTACCCATTGTTTCTCACGACGAATAAGACCTTTCATCGTACAGAACTGAGTGGCGTCACGATCAGGACCAATCACTGAATCAGCATTAGCCTTCATGTCTTCATCCACATCCTTGTGGAAAGACCATTTGTTACAGAAGTAGTTCGGAGTGTTATCCACTTCGTAACCACCTCCGGCAGATTCTGTAGCCGGAGCTCTCTGTTTCATCTCGTCCCGATTAAAGAAGTGCTGGTCATACGTATAGTACCGATCAGACTGCTTCATCACGGGGACCATCGGAAAGACTTTCGCTGAAACAAAGTTAGCTTCAGATTGCTCGAACGCCACCGAAATGTTGGTTAGGGGAGTATTTACGTGTACATCCCCTGACGTTGGTTGAGGCATTATTCCCTCCTCTTAAAGTTATCAGATTCATTTAAGTAACTGTCTCACTTACTAAGCTATAGCTAAGTGAGATCCTGCTGTTTCAACAACTATGTCAATTACATCGTCGTCAGCACCAGCAGCAGATAAAGCTTTACCACAAGTAATATTAGTACCTGTAGCAGTAATAACTTTCCCAGATGAGTCAGTCATTAGCCGATCTCCGATGGTCACCGCAGCACCAGCAACGGCTTTACTGCCTCCAAGAATCCCAACACTGCCAGGACGATCAGCCGCGGCAGGCTTATCTTGAAGAATTCCATCAATCTTAACACCAGCTCCAGCAACAGCAATTTTACCAGAGGTAAAAACTACTGCGTAGTATTGCTTAGTTGATATGTCAGCACTTGCTGGGACAGAGATTGTGTATAGTCTTTGTTCTGTCGCCATTTCTTTATTCTCCTTCTGTAGAAGTTAATCTACACTCAATTTATAAGAGAATGACTATTCGTTCATTCTCTTGTACAGTTCTTTTCCTTCTTCTGTTTCAAGGAATTTAGAATAAGCCTGTTCATACGATTCGATCTTGTGATCTTTCTGGTATTCTTTGGCTTTCTTTTCGATCTCTGCTTCACCTTCGAGAATATCCTCACCGCGATCACCAAGCTTGTCCAATGAAAGAACAGCTGTGTCGTTGTGAGCCTTGATAATCATGAGAACTGATTCCTTGGTTTCCTTATCCTCAATACCATCGACTGCTTTGAGCAAGGCGATTTTTGCGGAAGTGTCACCAGGAATAGTAGCCATGTTTTCAGAAACACGTTTCTCAAGATCAGCATCTTCGTTTGCTTTCTTGAGAGCCAGATTCTCTTTAGCATTCTTGTCAGCCTGTTTGGCTAGCGAAAGCATAAGAGGATCAGCTGATTTACGAATCTCGATACCATCACCTGTAGTGAAAACCACAGGATCTTCTTCAGTCGCCTTGGCAACTTCAGAAGACCTTTGCTCAGGAGTCATGCCAAGGAAAGTTCCCTTGCCTTGATCTTCAAGCTTAGCGTAGTGATTTTTCTCTGCGTCTCCGAGTTCACCATAGGTCTTGGCGACCAGTAGTTCCTGATCCTTCTCTTCCAAGTTTTTCTGTAGTGACTCTACTGTAGGTTCATTAGGCATTGAATCCTCCTTAGATTTCAATACTCCGGGTAAATCCTCACTTGGATTGGCTATAGACCAAGCCTCTTTAAAGTGAGTAACAGTTTTATTGACTTCAACATCTGCTTCATCTACAGCTTCTGTCAGCAGAGATGATATAGCAGAGACATACTGTGAAAGTGTATTTTTCACAGACTTAAGAGTATCAGGATACTCGTCCTTGTCGTCAACAATAGAATAAATGCTTGTTCTTAACGCTGAGTCAAGCTTCCACATCTCATCCATGGCTCCACGGACTTGTTCCTCAATCTCCATTCCAACTAGGACCTCATCAAACATAATCTTGGCAAGATCCTCAGAACTATCACGTTTCATGATAACTGCTGTAGCACCGGCCTGGGCAGGATTATCGACAGTACTTATGGCATTCATCGTGAACTTGTGCATGATCTTCTTAGGCATCAATCAACCTCCTCGGTATACTCAGGTAAGTACTTACCAGAGATAGAAAATCCCGTGTAAGTACCATCTCGATACTTTTCGAGAATCTCAGAATCGCTAGGCTTAATTGCTATCATTAAACCCGTCTGATTCACTTCAATACCATAAGCTTTTGCAATTTCGGCAGTCATTGGCCAAGCAAAAACAACAACTCCTTTAGCAACTTCTTCTCCGTCAGACCCTTCTACTTTTTCATGCATGTCTCCTTGAACTCGACTATGAAGCATAAAGTCTGTCGCAGCCTCAAGCATGGAATTGTCAGGAATATGGTCTCCTTGTTTGTCAAAGTAAGGCTCTCCACTTATAGTTGAAATAATAGCCCAGCCTAACACAATACCTAACTCATCATCAACTTTAACTATCTGAGCTTCTTGAACTGGGATATCGTCAGCCTTGAGAAGAAATAGTTGAGTAATGTCAAGTCCAGCAACTTGGCCAGGGTCTTCTATGCCATAGCAACTGAACCCGACAGTCTCATCACTCCTACCGACAGCTCTCATGATTGATTTTATCTTTGCTTTACTACCATCAATCATTATAGCGCCAGCGGGATTGATTTTCTCAAGCGGAAACTCAGCTAAAATAGGATCGGAAAGTTCTTCCTCGTGGTCAACAAAAAAGGCTAACGTACCTTTATCAGCTGAGATAAAAGTTGCAGGAATACCTTCAGTATCAAAAGCTTGACCAGCTTTATCACAGTCTTCCTTCAGAAAGGCAGCAAAGATCTCTGGCCCCAACTGGAGATCTATAGCCACAGGGACTGATACATCTCCTGCTGGCGACGACTTTAGAATACCTTCTTGACGAAGAATCCTACGGGCCCAACGCATAGCAACTTTACCACCCTTGTGATATAATTTTCTCACATCTGTAAGAGTAATAGATGCTGGATCAAGCCCTTCATCTTGTCGCACAACTTGTGGAGGCATAAAGATCTTTTGCTTAGTCATAAGCCTAGAGTCCTCCTCCTATATCTATCCAGAAGAACCTAAATGTGAGATTAAAGACAATAGCTGCATCCGCAGTTGAATCAGCGTCAGCTAATGCCATACTCAGATAGATTGAAGTCGTAGTCTTACAATTAAAATAGGCTGGAGCAGCTAGGAAAACCTGGTCGTCACCTGCGCCACCTACTAAAGTCTTAGTGGACAATGCAGCCCAATCTATAACAGTAGTAGCCATCGCAGTATGGTCTGCAGGCTGTGTAGTACCAATGCCAGTCAGCATGTCTCCAGTTTGCACAATGCCGGCTGCACAAGATGTGATGCTAAGGTCTAAGAAACTTCCAAGAAGCAAGATATACGTAGCTGGCGGAGTGAATAATTTCTCAGAAATTACTCCTCCAGTTCCACCTGTATCAATTGATGTAAGTGTTGCAGCTTCTAGCTTAACCACCTCTTCATAGACAAAAGCTCCTTTAGGGAAGCTGCCGTCAATGTTTGTTGCCAGTGTAGAAAGTTTTTGACGATTCTTTCTCACAGGCGAAATCTTATCAACTAAAAGATTACGGATTCTTTGAGTCATCTTGATCCTCCTATCGTACCTGACATTTATAGACCGCTGCAGCAGGATCTCTGCTAATTCTAACAATTCTTTTAGTCTCTCCACCGATAGTTATTTTATCATTCGGCTTAGGGACTATTCCTGATGAAAGCGACCCACCCAAAATTGAAACTTTACGGTCTCCTTCTTTAATGATCTCTCCGTCGATCTCTCCGTCTTTGTATTCACTTACAAAACCTTTAACAGTGTAAGTAACTTCGGATGGCTGGGTACCATCAGTAATACCCACCCTCGTCCCCGGAGTTACTACAGTCAAGGTCAAGTCAAAGACCAAAGGACCAAGAGCATCATTAACTTTACCAGCCAAATCAACTCCAAATATGTTTGGATACGTTGGCACTATTATCTCCAAAAACAAAAAGTAGATGCTTTATCAGTTGTTAGTCTCATAGAATCTGATGTAACACCATAATAAGGCATTGGGGCTCCTACACCACAATCAAAAGTGACTTCAAAAGAATCTGTGCCGGCAAGTCCAAACCTACAAGCTAGATACCCAAGATTTCCTGGAGTATATACAGCTAAAGTAGCTGTAACACCTGTAGTATTACTTCTTAACATTACTTTAGTGGGACGAAAAGCTACGCCCATGAACTTAGGCACATAATTTTCCTCCATCCCTGCTCCAGAGAATGTATACTCAGAGTATTTACTAAATCTTTCAACAGGACCAGCAAATAGTCCTTGCCAAGTTATTAAACAAGAACAAATCAAGACAAACGCAACCTTCTTTTTCATCAATATCCTCCTGTTAAACTGTGGTCACTGATACCTGAAGCATTGTCGTCAGTATCTGTAGCATTTGCCACAGGATAAAAGAATCCATCCAATGCTCCTGAACCTTCGAGGTAGAACCCAAGTAGCTCATCCACAATAAGTGGGAACCTGGAACCGGCTTCAGGACGAAAGTATGTAATACTTGTGCCATCAGCGTCAAGCTCCTTAATATTTGAACCTGCATCACCTGTCTGAATAGTTGATCCTTCTATCAAGGCTAATGCAATCTCGCACTGAGCATCTATTACAAACTGTGGAACTGATCCTGAAGGAACAGCAACACCCTCTTCATCAGTCAAACCACTACGTGGCCATTTCTGAGTTTGTCCTGGAGTAGTTCTGTCACCTTTATAATCTTGTCGTTCGATCATCCTATACGCTGTATTAAGAGCTTTATTCTGATTATCCTCAGCTTCACCCACCCAACCAGTACCATGAATTGAATCCTCATGATAAGTAATTGCATCCGCATTGGTAACATAGCTATTCGTCCCCACTACCGGCGTCACTGCTGCCATCTTCATCCTCCTCTGGTTTATCAAGCCCTTCTTCAACTGTCATCATGTGCTCAGTTCTAGGAGCTCCTATAAGATCACGAATAAAGTTATGGATCGGATCTTGAGGATGAAGATTAGCAGCACCCATATCCTTAAGAGCACCAGTAATAACGTCAACATCTCTGAACTTAATAGTTTCTGCAACAAGAGAAGGCCTAAGTTCTCTAGGATAACCATTTAAAGCCCAGATAGGATCAATAAGATCTTTTTCAAATGTTTTCCCAAGCTCCATCAATGCAGAATCAACTATTAGAAAGAAGTTATGAGTCTTATCTCTAGAGAGAGCAAAGGAACCTTTCTCACTACCAAGAAGTAATTGTTCAACTCCAAGAACTCTAGCAAGTGTATGAGTAAGCCGAGTAATAGCTCTAGCAACCTCAGGAAGAGCAGTCGACGTGTTTTTAATAAGCTCAACACTCCACTGAGGAACTTGGCTTGGAGCACCTTTCTCGTCTTGTGTTTGATAAGTTAATGAGTCAAGCAACAAGCCAGAATCTAAAGCTCGAATATGATTAGTCAAGAAGTTCGTCATAACAAGCTTCATTGCATCAGCTTCTTCTTGAGTAATTTTTTTATCAGCAACCATCTTCCTAATTATAGCAAGAGGCATACGAGCAATAGGAACACCACGAAGATCAGTCTCTATGCCGATAGACTCTATAGCTTCATATCTTGACAAACGCTCAACGTGAGGAGCACAATGTCTTAACAATCCTAATCCTTCAGGACTATCATTTAAACTATCATCAACAGCATAGACAATCCTATCTCGTGGAAGAATAACCTCATTACCACTATTAGAACTTCTTTGAACCACGCCTGTAACTTTACCATGTTTATCAGTAAGCCATTTTTCAATAGTTGGCTGAGGACGAGGCTCAACATCTAACAAAGTAAATTTACCGTTATCTAGTTTTGCTGTCCATTCCTGAATACTAAAACCATGAAACTTATACATAGTAGCTCGACGAACAATCCGAGACCAAGAAGTCTCAGTATTGTCTATAGCATCTTGCATAAAGTCAGCATATTTCTGACCTTCAGTCTCGAGTCCATCAGGAGGAACAGCTTTCCAGCCGGCTTTACCAGATAAATTCAAGAAGTAACGAACTCCTGCAGCTACTATGCCACAGTTAGCTAATGCTTCAGAAAACGTAATCCACTTTAAACTTCCTTGAAGATTAGCATTGGACTCTCGAGATGTTACATAGCCACCTATAACAGCGGTCCCTGACTCACCTAAAGTTCTAGTAGGACGTACTTTACGAGGTTTAACAACCTTTACAAGTGACATACCTGAGTTAGCCATGTGCAGTTACCACCTCTGGTCCAGTAATATCATACTCTTCTCGTTTAGGTATAAGTCTACTTAAACCACGACTTGAAGCATCAGTCTGATCTTTAAATTCACTGTAAGGAAAGATGCAAAGCTCTTCGATATATTTATCATTCCACAAAGCCCTGAGTACATGAACAAATCCTGCTTTTGCTTGAGCGGCATAAGGCTCAGCTCTTACTTCTTTGCTCCCAGTCTCTGGAGACCATACCACATCATGACCTATAAGACTTCGAACAAGTGATCTGATCTGAAATTTACCAGCTTGACCAGGATCCTGTGGTAAATCAACAGTAACATTCAACTTATCTTTATCAGCTGTTTTAACGATTAGTTCTTCTACACCACCAGGTTCTCTCTTAGTCCGAATTACATCAATTATATATATGTTACCATCATTTGTACTTTTCACTAGAACACCGCAAGTAAAAGCAGCCCTGTCTGTAGTAGTTGCTGCAAGGTCCCAGGCTCTCAC